ATCTTATTAGCGGGGACTTTAATAAGGGCATCCCGATGGGTAAAGTTACTGTATTTGCTGGTGAATCTGGCGCAGGTAAATCCTTTATCTGCTCTGGAAACCTCGTCAAGAATGCGCAAGAACAAGGCATATATGTTATTCTCATTGATACTGAGAACGCACTTGATGAAGCGTGGTTACATGCACTCGGTGTGGACACTAGTGAGAACAAACTTCTCAAACTCAATATGGCCATGATTGATGATGTTGCTAAAATGATTACAGAGTTTGTAAAAGAATACAAAACTCTACCCGAAGATCAAAGACCTAAAGTATTAATTGTATTAGACAGTTTGGGTATGTTGCTAACACCAACAGACGTCAATCAGTTCGAGGCTGGCGATTTGAAAGGTGACATGGGTCGTAAGCCTAAAGCACTAACAGCACTGGTTCGCAATTGTGTTAATATGTTTGGTAGTTTGAACATCGGCCTAGTAGCAACTAATCACACATACGCCAGTCAAGACATGTTTGATCCAGACGACAAAATTTCAGGCGGACAAGGCTTTATCTATGCAAGTTCGATTGTTGTTGCAATGAGAAAACTCAAACTCAAAGAAGATGAAGATGGCAACAAGATTTCAGAAGTTAAGGGTATTAGAGCAGCATGTAAAATTATGAAAACACGGTATGCTAAACCGTTTGAAAGTGTGCAGGTCAAAATTCCTTACGAGCAAGGAATGAATCCATACAGCGGACTTGTGGATCTTTTTGAAGGTAAAGGATTATTGCAGAAAGAAGGCAACAGTCTTAAATATACGCTAGCAGATGGTACTGTAATCAAGCAATTCCGCAAAGCTTGGGAACGTAACGAAGACGAAAGTCTTGATCGTGTTATGAAAGACTTTGCAGCTAACCCACACCAAGATACCGTTGCTGTCCAACCAGAAGAGGAAACTGTCGAATGAGTATTGATGTCGAAGTCTTAATCGAATCTTATATTACGCTTAAAGAATACATTCCTGCCAAAGAACGGCAAGCAGCCGCTGACAATTTGGTCAGTTTGCTTGTGGATAATCTAAGCGACAAAGAACTACGAGAGTTTGGAGGTACTGATAGTTATACCAAACGTGCTATTGAAGAATATCTCGACGACGAAGACGAAGAAATTGATTACGAAGACTGATGTGGTATAATCGTGTTGTTGCAGATCTTGGAGAAATTCCGGCCTTCATTACTTATTATGAAGGCGAACTCGCGCAGGCAAAAACAGAAACATTTATACGAGGTAATGTTGAAAAGTCCGCTGCAAATCTTCCGGGTATTACAGAGCACAGATTTAACCAGCTTCAGGAGATCGAGGCTGTACTTAACTATCTTAATATACAACTTCGCAAGATTAGACGACGGCATTTTCAAAAGTACTTGGAATCTTATGCCCGAGCTCTTACAGCTCGCGACGCTGAGAAATATACAGATGGTGAGGACGAAGTCATTGACTTTGAGACTATCATTAACGAAGTTGCTCTGCTTAGAAACAAATGGCTTGGAGTTATGAAAGGTCTTGAAAGCAAGAACTATATGCTAGGACATGTTGTGAGACTACGCACAGCCGGTATGGAAGATATTGTAGTGTAATGGATTACAAAGATCACGCAAACAAAATATTACGAGAATGGGCATTATGCTCAACAGCTCGCCCAAAAAATAATGCTGTGAATATTCAAATCGAAAAAGATACATGTGGTAGATGGGCAGTAAATTTAATTCATAATATAAATTGGGGTTCTGAGCGAGAAATAGTAGAGGCTTGTCATCAACTTGAATCAAGATTAAAACCCCTAAAAGAAAAAATTATTATCGAGGTTCTACAAAATGGGTCAGTTTAAAAACGCCGAAGCCAGTTACGATCACACACAATTCATTAGAGATTTATTGTATCAGTATGACAGTTTTTTAGATAGTTTAGAAGTTATTGCTGATTTTGGCTGCGGCGAGGGTTTGAACATAGAATGGTGGGCAAATCTTCAAACTAGAGATGAACCACCAGAACCTAGGAATTATCTTTGTTATGCAGTAGATAGAAATGTCAAACAAATTAGAAAAAACATTTTAGACTTACCAAATGTTAGACCAGTTGAGGCGGATTTAGAAGATCCTGACAGATTTATAAGTAGGCAAATTGATTTAATTTGGTGTCATGACACCTTTCAATATATTACTAACCCAATCTATACTTTACGTCAGTGGAATGAAATGATGAGCGTCAATGGAATGTTGATTATTTCTATTCCTCAATCGGTTTATTATGCAAATAATAGATTAAACAATTCTAGTTCAAATGGTTCTTATTTCAACCATAACGCTGTAAATATGATGTACATGCTAGCAGTAAATGGTTTTGACTGCCGCGATGCTTATTTTTACAAAAATACAAATGACATGTGGTTATATATTGCTGTGTATAAAAGCGAAATATCTCCGTTTGATCCACAAAAAACTTCATGGCACGATTTGATTGACAGTAATTTAGTGAATGAAAGTGTAAAGAATTGTGTTAATAAGTATGGTTTTGTAAAACAAGAAGAAATACTAACAACCTGGTTAGATAAAGATTATTACAGAGTGAGAGAATGAAAATTGTTTTAGTAACAGGGGGTTTGGACCCTTTGCATTCTGGTCACATAGCATATTTTAAAGCAGCACGAGATTTAGGTGATATGCTTATCGTTGGATTAAATTCAGACGAATGGCTAGAGCGCAAAAAAGGTCGTGCCTTTATGCCTTGGAATGAAAGATTGTGTATAGTTAATAATTTGTCCATGGTAGATGAGGTATTTACTTTTGATGACGAAGACGGTACTGCTATACACTTTATACAACAAGTTAGAGCTCACTATCCCGATGCCGACTTAATTTTTGCTAACGGTGGTGATAGAACAGCAGAAAATACCCCAGAGATGCCCGTTGATGATCCTAACATTAAATTTGTATTTGGCGTGGGCGGCGAAGATAAAAAAAACAGTAGTAGTAGTATTTTAAAACGTTGGACATCAGTAGAAGTCGAAAGATCGTGGGGATCTTACACAGTTTTAAATGAAATACCTGGCGCTAAAGTAAAAACATTAACTGTATTACCAGGGCAAACACTCAGCATGCAGCGGCATCAATTTCGTAGCGAATTTTGGATGGTCACAGAAGGCGCTTGCATGATTAACATGGCATTGCCCGGTGATCTAACTAACCCGCCCAAGATACTAGGAAAATACGATGAATGGCGTGTTCCTACTAATGCGTGGCATCAACTAACTAATCCATTCACTAAACCTTGTACTATTGTAGAAATACAATATGGCGAACGATGTGTTGAAGATGACATAGAAAGACTAGATTGGGTTAACCGGTAAATATGTTATTATGCGTGATTTAATAAACATTATTCTTAACGAAGTTACACTTAGTAGAGCTAATCCTGGGCAAACATTTTTAATCAGTGGTGGTGCCAAAGGCCAGCAATTCAAATCGTTGTTAACCGCTCAAGGAATTGATACTGATGGTATAATTACACTAACCGGCAAACAAGCAAATAATGGGCCTGTTATACAAATGGGACGAGGCAATTCTGTTTATTCCTTTCAAAATGACGCAGGACAATTATGGACAGTAACTGGAGGCGAAAGTGCCATCGAAGGGCCTTTGGTACACTATAAAGGTGGCAGCGGCGAAGAAAAAGTTGCTAACAAAGGAGAAATTGCCGAAGGCATTCTTGGTGCAGCAATGTTTGCAAAGTTTATTAAAAGACTGCCTAACGAGGAAATAGGACAGATTACACCGCAAGACATTACAGATATATTAGATCGCTTACAGCAAACAGATAAAGACACATACCAAGTCACTGTAAATGATGCCAATATTGAATTGGCAGACACTATTGCATTCACATTAAAGTTAAAAACAGGTCCTTATAGAGACCTTATGGATCCTGGCAAAAGAAGTCTGTTAGCCAGTTTTTTCCAAAGCGCAGCCACCTATGTGAATAGTACAATGGCAGAGAGATACAGTAAGTATTTTTATCTAAATGGTCGCGCAGACGAAATTACAATAATGGCAGATGGCGCTGCCAGTGAAACTGAGAAGAAAGCTGATGTTTGGGTGGGTGTAAAAGACAAAAACGGTCGTATGCGACAGCTTCGTTTGAATGCCAGTCTAAAAATAGATAGTGTTAAACAATTTGGACAAGTTGGCGGTAGTTCAATAGAATCAATGCAAAAACTTTGGAGTTATTTTGATATCAACATTGGCGACAGTGTTATTCCGTATGGCAAAAAGCTTCAAAAAGATCAAATTGAAGCAATAAGCTTTTTGTATGAAAGAATTGCAAAAATTATGGCACGAAAACTAAATTATGCAGATGCTTCCGAAGAAGCCAATTTTATCAATCAAATTGCACACGCAGTAACTTATTTTGCTACCCTAGGGGATCCGTCGGTTGAGCTTGTTGATTTTGATAAAGGTGGCTTTAAAATTTTGAGATTTAAAAACCTAGAACACAAACTTAAAACTATACAACTTACCGCCTCATATATTTCAACCAAAGCTACTCCTGAAATTATTATACACCAACAAGGCAATCCAAAAAATATTCTTATTGCCATTCGTGCCAAAAGAGAAACTACCAAAAAAGGCGATACATATTTTAGAAATGTCATTGAAAAGGGAAAATTACTAGAACAACTAACCAAAGTAGAATATAAAAAATTTACTGATATTGAATTGCCAGATCCAGAAAAATCCAGAGTGCAAATAACACCGCCCGGCAGACAAGCAGTATCAAGAGATAAAGATACAACTCCACGAGAAAAACGCGATAAGTAATCTTATGTCAAGACCTACAATGGAAGTAACAACCATGATTGGTTGTCCCCTAATGTGCAATTATTGCCCACAAGATAATTTAAGAGATGCTTACGGTAAGGATGATCCCAAATACATGAGTTTGGATACATTTAAAACCGTTATAGATAAGTTGCCGTGGGATATTAGAATTGACTTTTCAGGTATGGCCGAAGCCTGGGTAAATCCAGACTGTACAAAAATGTTGGCTTACGCACTAGAACGTGGGCACGATGTTGCAATTTATACCACTCTTTACAATTGGACTAGCACCACAGTGGATGAAGTTTCGGAATTGTTAATCGAATATCGAGATCAAATTGAGGTGTTTTCAATTCACTTTCCAGATGAATACGGAAACATGCGTGGTTGGAAATATAGTGAAGAATGGGAATATGTGTTTAGAGCCATGAGCAACATTGTTCAATATCTTGGCATCAAGCTGGAAGCCATGACCATGAGTAACCATGGCAAGATACATCAAGACTTACAGCATTTGGGCATTCAACTGTATAATTGGTTTGGACACGATCGTGCTGGCAGTTTAAACAAAGAACAAGTAAAAGATCAACCGGTCAATTTCATTTTAAAACACGAGAAACCTGTGGTATGTGGCAAGGCTGAAAAATACAACCAAACAGTGTTGCTACCAAATGGCGATGTTGTTTTATGTTGTATGGATTATGATAACAAACACATACTAGGAAATTTACTTACCCAAAATTATGATGATCTATTTACTGGACCAGAAATGCAGATAATTTTGGAAGAAAATGCCAAATCTTGCTATTCAAATCGAAGTCTCTGCAAAAGTTGTACTGATGCACGAGTGATTGACTTTGCTTAATTAAACCTTTATAATAATATTATGAAAATTTATCTTGCAATAGCACAAACTCAAGATGGCGATCAAATCTTAGAAAATGCTTACCGAACCAAACAAGCTGCTGTGGCGGCGGCTGATCGAATGATAAAAGACATCAGTGAAAATACTCAAATGATGGTTGTTCCAATTATCGAAGAAATGGATCTCTTAGATGAATGAAAAACAAAGAGAAATTTTAGTCATTACCCAGGAAGAATGTGCCGAGGTAATACAAGAAGTAAGTAAAATTTTTAGATTCGGCATTGATAATCAACACAAAGATGGCATGTTGCATCAAGAAAAGCTAGAGCAAGAAATAGGCGATGTGTTGTGTATGATCA